AGTCGGCGTACCACGCAGCGAAGGCGAAGATGGACGAGGCCGCCGCTGAGAGCCGCGACCTGTCCACCGAGGAGCGCGAGTTCGTCGACCGCACGTTCGCGGAGCTTGACGAGAAGCGCACCATGATCGACACCCTCATCACCGCTGAGAAGCGTGAGGCTGAGATCGCCGAGGCCATGCGTGGCGTCGCAGATGTCGCCCGCCCGGTCGAGGCCCGCACCGCTGCGGCCGAGTCCGACGCCGACATCCTTCGTCAGCTGCTCGCTGGCGAGCGCCGCGCCTACTCCTTCCAGTTTGAGAAGCGCGACATCGCCAAGACCAGCAGCAACGCCCCCGTGCCCACGTCGTTCTCAGACGTCGTCATCGACCAGGCCCGCCTCGTCGGCCCGATGCTCGACCCGACCGTCGTCACCGTCCTCAACACGGGCTCCGGCGAGGACCTTGTCCTTCCGTCGCTCGCGTCCTGGTCAACGGCCGGCTTCGAGGCTGAGGCCGCCACGATTGACGAGTCGGACCCGACCTTCGGCAAGACCACGCTCAAGGCCTACAAGTACGCCTTCATCGTGCAGGTCTCGCAGGAGTTCCTGGCCGACAGCAACATCGACGTCATTGGCTTCCTCGGCCAGCAGGCCGGCAACGCCATTGGCTACGCCGTAAACGACAAGCTGACGCTTGGCACTGGCACGGTTGAGCCGAACGGTATCGCCGTCGCTGCTGCGGCTGGCGTGACCGGTGGCACCGCCACATCGACGATGGGCACGGGCGGCTTCACGGCCGACAACCTCATCGACCTCGTTTACTCGCTCGATGGTGCGGCTCGCCGCCTCCCCGGTTTCGGGGTCATGGCGAACGGCTCCAGCATCGGCGCCATGCGCAAGCTCAAGACGTCGTCGGGTGACTACGTCTTCGTGCCCAGCATCCAGCCCGGAACCCCGGACTCGATCCTCGGCTACTCGCTGATTGAGAACCCGGCAATGGCCTCGGTCGCCTCTGGCGCCCGCTCCGTTATCGCCGGTCACTTCCCGTCGTACTACGTCCGCACCGTGGGCGGCATCGACGTGGCCCGCTCGGATGACTTCGCCTTCAACACCGGCCAGGTCACGCTCCGCTTCCAGATCCGCGTCGACGGCAACCTGCCTCAGACGTCGCACGTCAAGCGGTTCACCGGCGGCACCGCCTAGTCACTAGGCACCTAGACGTGGATGGCCCCGCCTTTGCGCAGGGGGGCGGGGCCATCCACACCCCCTGCGCACACCTAGGAGAAACGGTGGCCCATGCCACGAAAGCTTCAAACACTCGCAACAATTCACGCAGCGGGAATCCCGCTCGACGTGCCGCCGCCCGAGAGGGAGCAACTGCTCCGGCTGGGACTGCTGCACGAAGAATCCTCTGGGCCAGCAACGCCCCCTGGACGGCCACGGGCTACGGCGAGCAAACCCAGCAAGCCACCCGGCGCATCAAAGCCGCCGGCCACCAAGTAGCCATCGCCTCCAACTACGGGCTCGAGGGCTCAACCATGGAATGGGAAGGCCTGCCGGTCTACCCCCGCGGCCTTGACGTCTACTCCAACGACGTCATCCCCGCCTACGCGATGGACTGGGGCCGACCAACCGGGCAGCAGGCCCTCGTCATCACCCTGTTCGACTGCTGGGTTTTCAAGGGCGCTGGCTGGGACCATGTGGAGCGCGTTGCCTCCTGGGTGCCCATCGACCACTTCCCCGCCCCGGCCCCAGTCATTGAGTGGCTGAAGCGCCCCAACGTGACACCGATTGCCATGTCGCAGTTTGGCCTTGACGCCATTGAGCGCCACGACATTCAGGCGCTGTACGTCCCGCACGCCATTGACACCAAGGTTTTCAAGCCGACCGAGTTGATGCAAGGTAGCGACGGCCAGGTGCCCGCGCGCACATGGATGGGCATTCCCGAGGATGCCTTCGTTATCGGCATGGTGTCGGCGAACAAGGGGCAGGTGGATCGCAAGTCCTTCGCCGAGTCATTCCTCGCCGCCGCGATGGTGATGCAGAAGCACGACGACGTCTGGCTCTACCTTCACACCGAGCCCAGCCCGGCCATGTCTGGCCTTGACCTGCGGGCGCTGCTGGCCGCGACGGGCGTGCCGATGGACCGGGTCGCCTTCGCTGATTCGTACTCCTATCGGATGGGCATCCCGAAGGAAGCCCTTGCCAGCATTTACACCGGCATGGACGTGCTGCTTCAGCCCAGCCGAGGCGAAGGCTTCGGCATCCCCGCCGTTGAGGCCCAGGCTTGCGGCACCCCGGTCATCGTGTCCAACGCCACCGCCCAGCCCGAGCTCGTCGGCGACGGCTGGCTCTGCGACGTCCAACCCGCCTGGGACGCACCCCAAGGCTGCTGGTTCTTCACGCCCCTAGTGCCAAGCATCGTCGACAACCTTGAGGCTGCCTACGCGCGAGGCCGAGGCCGCTCCCAGCAGGCCATTGACTTCGCCGCCAACTATGACGCCGATGTTGTGTTCGACAGGTATTGGCGGCCGGCGCTCAACATCCTCCTCGCGCCATGAGGGTCGCCTGGGTGACGCACCACATCCCTAGGGTTGAGGAGCGGCATGCGGCGCTACTGCCTGGGAAGTATGCGGGCGGGGCGGAACGAAACACCGACTACATGGTCACCGCGGCACCAGCCGGCGTTGAGGTCACCTACATCGAACCCGAAGCCGCTGAGAGCGCCGCAGAAGCGACATACGATCGGGTAGTAGTCGGAGGCACCGACAAACTCTCCGAAGCCTCTATGAATTTCCTAGCGGCTCTCAGGCCCATCGTCTGGGTGCAGCACGCCCAGCACCGCACACCCGCCAAGGCTGACCTGTTCCGCCAGGCCTCGCGGTTCTTGACGATGAGCCGCGCACACATGGGCTGGGAAGCCGAATGGACAGGGCGCGCCGACGCCTTTATCCATTCCCCGGTTCCGCCGGACTGCGTCGCCCCCGCCGATAAGGCACCTTTTGCCTTGTTCGCGGGCAGACGCCACCCGGCCAAAGGGAAACTCAACGCCCGCATTTGGGCGCAGCGCCACGGCGTGCAACTCGTCGAGCTGGAGAACGCCCCGCACGAGATCGTCCTTGACCACATGGCCCGCGCCAAATACTTCGTCCACCTCCCCAAGGAGCGGGACGCCTGCCCCCTCGTCGTCATCGAGGCCACCCTCGCTGGCTGCGACATCGTCACCAACTCCCTCGTCGGGCGGCTAGAGCCCGGCGACCCTGCGACCGTCCTCGCCGAACAGCCCCACAGGTTCTGGCGGATTGTGGAGGAAACAGCATGAAGATCGTTGTCACCGGCTCCGCCGGCACGTTGGGCGCCCCCCTAGTCGCCGAGCTGCGGGAACGCGGCCACGACGTCTGGGGCATCGAGCTCCAGCACACCGGCCAGCCCCAGACCATCCGCGCCGACATCGCCGACTACCGGCAGCTGCGCGCCGCCTTTGACCGCGTCGGCGACTTCGACCTCGTCTACCACCTAGCCGCCGAGTTCGGCAGAATCAACGGCGAGGAGCACTACGAGCAGGTCTGGCGCACCAACGCCATCGGCACCCGCAACGTGCTCGAGCTTCAACGTGAGCGCGGCTTCCGCCACGTCTTCGCCTCCTCCTCCGAGGTTTACGGTGAGGCCGACGCCGAAGCCATCGACGAGCGCTACCTCCTTGACAACCCGCAGCCGCGCCTCACCAACGACTACGCAATCAGCAAGCGGGTCAACGAGGAGCAGATCCGCAACTTCGCAGACCGCTACGGCAACAAGACCATGACGCTGCGGTTCTTCAACGCCTACGGCCCCGGCGAGCGATATCACGACTACCGCTCGGTCGTCTGCCTCTTCGCCTACCGGCTACTGACCGGGAAGCCCATCACGGTGTATGAGAACTACCACCGGGTCTTCATGTATCAGGGCGACTTCATCGTGACGCTTGCCAACGCGGCCACGAGCTTCGCCCCAGGCGAGACCGTGAACGTCGGCGGCGACGAGTACGTCAGCGTTGAGGACATGGCGAACATGCTGCTTGAGGTCACCGGCGCCCACCCGTCTTTGGTGAACCGGCTGCCGCTGGACAAGCACAACGTGACGAGCAAGAAGCCTGACATCTCCAAGGCCAAGGCACTGCTGCACCACAACCCGCGCACAAGGCTCGCTCAGGGACTTCCCCTGACCGTCGACTGGATGCGGA